TGATTGCCAGTTTCTACGGCATGACGAAACACGCCGACTGCAATAAGTTGTTTAAAAAATTAACAGGCAAAGAAATGAGAAGTTTTAAAGACTTGAATGTCGCTTACAAGCCGGAGGACGGCAAGAAGCGATTTCCCGGAGTGGTGGTAAGCATCCGGGAACTGGTAAACTTACCGATTGTAGTGAAGGACTTCGAAACAGGTATCAAGACCGAGCAGGGAGAAGACCGCTGTATTGTGGCCATTGAAGTGAACGGTGAGGCAAAGAAGTTCTTCACCAACAGCGAGGAAATGAAGAATATTCTCGCACAAGTGAAAGAAATGCCGGATGGCTTTCCGTTTGAAACGACCATCAAGACAGAGACCTTCGGCAAAGGTAGAACCAAATACGTGTTTACATGAAAAGAGTTGAAGGAAGTGCCGGTGTGTCGCTGATGGAATGCACGAACCCGGTAAAAGACAAATGGCGCATCCGCTGGGATGTGCAGGAGAAAGAGAACGGCTCTGCCTCCTACATGGAAGAGGAGTTCGGCCATAAGCCCACTGATGAGGAAATCCGCACATTGGTTATGTCCTGGTATAACAGCCAGACTGATGCAGCTATCCTGTCCGGATTCACCTATAATGGTGCCCCTGTATGGCTTTCTACGGAGAATCAGTACAATTATAAGGCAGCATACGATTTGGCCGTTCAGACGGGCGGAGAAACCCTACCGGTGACGTTTAAACTTGGTTCGGATGAACAGCCCGAATACCATACTTTTAGTCGGTTAGATGAGTTGAAAGACTTCTATACGAAAGCGGTAAGGTATATTCAGAAGGTTCTGGCTGAAGGCTGGGAAAAGAAAGATAAGTTCAATTTGGATTTATATCGGATTAAATGATTGATAATCCCTTCGGGGGAGGGATAAAAAAAGCCCCCGGCCTGTTAATATAGACGCCAATCATTTATTAACACAAAACGCCACGAGAGTGCGCGACCGGGGGCAATGCCCTCTGCCGCACTCTCGTGGCGTTTTTACGCATTAAATAAATGATTGGCATTGCAAAAGTACAAAAATGATTGGATATGACATTGTTTGAAGCACTTAAATTCAATAGAAAACCGCTTGAAATGCTTATAAGTTTGGGCGGCAAGCAGGATGACCTTCGATTCATAGACTTATATACGGAGTATGAGGTCATGAAAAACCGGGGTGAGAAGACCACTTATGCAGTGGCGTTTTTGGCAAATAAATATTCTGTAAGCGAACGCAAGGTGTATGACATTATCAAACGGTTTGGAAAGCACTGCACGCTCGGTGCAGTGTGATTGATGTGCCGGAGATACCTTGTGTTGTCTGATGGGGCTAACTTTGCACAGACAAAAATCAATAGCTTATGAATAAGTATTACCAGACATTAGACAAGATACTCCAAACGGGCAAGACCCAAACCAACAAGAAAGGCTGTATCAAATACCTATTGAATGAAAGGCTTATGCTGACCCCGGCTGATTTACTTGATATATTTGAAAGCCATGGGATAGCCAGAAAGAAACTGAAAGAAGAATTGAAACTGTTTATGCAGGGTATTCGGGATGTGGAAAGATATAAGGAGGCAGGTATTACCTGGTGGGACTATTGTGGCCATACCCTTGTGAATAGCTACCCCACTTACTTTGAAAAGCTTCCACCCCTTATAGCCAAGATTAACCAGGAAAAACGCAACAGCAAGAACTATGTTCTGTTCCTTGGAGAGACTGGGGTGGAAAGCAACCAGGCACCCTGCCTGAGCCTTGTGCAGTTCCAGATTGAAGAGGGGGAACTGGTATTATCCGCATACCAGCGCAGTTCTGATGCCAACCTTGGGCTTCCGGCTGATATTTATCATCTTTATCTGATGGCAAGGCAGGTGGAACTTCCTTTGAAATCCATAACTCTTAACCTTGGGAATGTGCATATATATGAAAATAACATTGACCGGACTCTGGAACTGTTATCCGGAGTTGAAAATATTAAATTTGAATTGAACGTATGACGAAAATGAATCTGTCGGCACCGCTGCCATTTGTGGGCCAAAAAAGAATGTTTGCCAAAGAATTTATAAAGGTATTGGACCAGTTTCCTGATGATACCGTTTTTGTGGATCTGTTTGGTGGCTCGGGGTTACTTTCCCATATTACCAAAAGAATGAAACCAACTTCCACTGTTGTCTATAACGATTTTGATAACTACCGATTTAGGCTGGCTCATATTCCACATACAAACAAGCTTTTAGCCGACATTAGAACGCTGGTAGGGGATTCGGTACCCAAACATAAGGCAATCAAAGGAAAGCTGAGGAAATGCGTTTTAAAGCGTATTGAAGAAGAGGAAGCGAGTGTGGGGTACGTGGACTTCATTACTCTATCGTCATCCCTTATGTTCTCTATGAAATATAAGTTGTCTGTGGAGGAAATGAGCAAGGAAGTTCTTTATAACAATATCCGTAAGAATGGATACCCTGAATCATTGGACTATTTAGAAGGGCTGGAAATCGTTTCATGCGACTACAAAGAGGTCTATAATCAATATAAGGACGTACCTGGAGTGGTGTTTTTAATTGATCCTCCTTATCTATCCACTGATGTAGGAACGTACAACATGTATTGGCGTATGTCTGATTACTTAGATGTTTTAAAAGTCCTCGAAGGTCATTCATTCGTTTATTTTACATCAAACAAATCATCTATAATTGAATTGTGTGAGTGGATCGGGGCAAATAAAACCATCGGAAATCCATTTGAAGGCTGCACAAAAAGAGAATTCAATGCCCACATGAATTATTCTTCAGGATACACAGATATAATGCTATTCAAAAAGCAAGATTCTTACATTGATAAAATGGCTGCTTAAATAAGTTGCTCGATTTGCATTAGAATGCCATTCTAAAAGTGTTCTTATGAAAGAACAAAGCCGGAACAGAGGTCTTCATTTACCTTTTGTTCCGGCTTTATAAGTGTTGTGTGCAGCCTATTTTTTGAACGCTTCGTTTTGTTCTTTTGCCTGAAAATTGAACGCTTCGTTCCGGATTCGGCGGAAATTTGGATTTGCGGATTATACTGGCTGACGAGGGCGTGAAGCGTGTGGATATGAATGGATTCATTGACAACTGCGGCAATTATGGAGCTGATGGTATTGTAGGACCGCACCACGAAAAAGAGGGAAGTTATTTTACCATCAAGCAGGTGTGGTGTCCTATTCAAATCAGGGTTGATAGCCTTGACAGTCAGTTTGACGGCAAACTGAGAATAGAGAACCGGTACGATTTTTTGAATGCGAATACTTGCCGTTTCACCTATAAATATGTACAATTGCCTTCTGTGACCGATAAGGGGGGAATGAAAGTGATGAAACAGGGAGAGGTGAACTGTCCCGACATTCCTGCTCACGGTGTGGGTACACTGACTATTCCTGCGGCTATGAAGGGAGCCAATGCTCTACTGCTGACCGTTACGGATAAAAATGGGAATGACCTTTTTACATGGAGCTATAAACTGGAAGACATTGCCGGATTGCAACAGGTTTCTGCCGGAAACAAGCCTTCTTATAAAGAAACTGCCGATGCATTGACGGTTGATGCTGGAGGACGTACATTTACTTTCTCTCAGAAAGACGGACAACTGAAAGGGGTGAAGATTGGAAGCCGTACCATCAGCCTGACAAATGGACCTCGTTTTATTGCTGCGAAGCGTTCGGACCGTTCTATGGACCAGTTTTACAACCATGATGACAAAGAGGCTGAAAAGAAGAAAACCCAATATACAACATTTGAGGATGCTGGTTGTTTCACGGGCTTTAGCGTGCGTGAAGAAGGCAATAACGTAGTAGTTACCGCTAACTACAAACTGGGATGTTTTGATCAGGCTGTATGGACTATCTCCCCTGACGGTACCGCTGCTATAGACTTTACATACAACTTTAGTGGTGTTGTGGATTTGATGGGGGTGATGTTTGATTATCCGGAAGATAAAGTGTTGAGCAAGCGTTGGGTAGGTGACGGCCCTTACCGTGTATGGCAGAACCGTCTGCATGGCCCGCAGTTGGGCGTATGGGAAAATGAGTATAATGATCCCATTCCTGCTGAAAGTTTTACTTATCCCGAATTTAAAGGGTACTTCGCTAATGTGCAATGGATGACTTTGGAAACACAGGAAGGAATGATAAGTATTTGTAACCGTACTCCTCAGAATTATGTAGGGGTTTATCAGCCTCGCGACGGTCGTGACGGCTTGCTTTATACTTTCCCTGTTACCGGTATCAGTCTGATGAAAGTAATTCCTCCGGTTCGTAATAAAGTGAATACGACAGATTTGATAGGTCCGTCTTCACAAGCATTTTGGGCTGATGGAGAATATGGAGGAGGTATCACGTTAAAATTTGAATAACAGTGAAAAAATAGATTGTAAAGGGAAGAGAAACTTTGTTTATTCTTCCCTTTTCTTTTTTATTTGACTTGAACTCTCTATATTTGAGAAATTGAGTACAAATTACAACTTTGTTCGTTTATTATTAAATATAGAATAAATAACTTATGAAGATAAAACATCTGTTTGTATCCATATTGCTGGTAACCGGATTCCAACCGATGATAGCACAATCCGCTTTACGGCAACAGTTTGTAAATTCACCCGTACAGGAAGCTCGTCCTTGGACTTTCTGGTATTGGATGTTTGGCGCTGTAACTCCCGAAGGGATTACTGCAGATTTGGAGGCCATGCATCGTATAGGTTTGGGTGGGGCCTATCTGATGCCTATTAAGGGAGTAGAGCAAGGACCTCAATACGAGGGAAAAGCCCAGCAGCTTACCCCTGAATGGTGGCGTATGGTCACTCATAGTATGAGAGAGGCTGATAGGCTAGGCATGCAGTTGGGAATGCATATCTGTGATGGCTTTGCCTTGGCGGGAGGTCCTTGGATAACTTCCGAAGAGTCGATGCAAAAAGTGGTATGGAGTGATACTATAGTGAACGGTGGGAATATTCGTAATTTGACTTTGCCC